GCACAGATGAAACCGCTATGCAGACGGTCGATACGGACATCGACATGATCGGTGTCTTTTTATTTTGTGAAAAACAGAAAGGATGATTTTGCTATGAAAATGAACAAAGCTATGCGCGATCTGCTGACGGCGATCGAGCAGAAGAACACCGCCGCAGCCGCGGAAACCGACAAGGAAAAGCGCGCTGGTATCGTTAAGGAAGCGAAAGAACTGGTCGAGCAGTTTGAGACAGAGAAGGCACTTTTCGACAGTCAGTCTCTGGTCAAGGACGCGAACGAAGAGCCTGTGAAGGTCAAGGTCGCTGACGGCGGCGCATCGCAGGACACCGACCGCGCGAAGTTCTTCCAGGCGGCGCGTGAGGGCTTCCCGAAAAACAAGACCCTCAGCATCAACAACGAAGGCACGGCCGCGGACGGCGGCTATACCGTCCCCGTGGACATCGTGACAAAGGTCGAGCGTTTCCGCGACGCGCACGCGCACCTGCTCTCTCTGATCCGTGTGGAGAAGGTTAGCACGAACAGCGGCGCCCGCACGTTCCTCTCCAGAGCGACGCACGGTGCGTTCTCCGAGGTTGCAGAGGGCGGCAAGATCGGCAAGAAAGACGGTCCGTCGTTCCAGCGTCTGACCTATGCGATCAAAAAGTATGCCGGTTACATCGCCGCGACGGACGAGCTGCTTGCTGACAGCGACGAGAACATCGAAAACTTCCTCGTCGAATGGCTCGGCGAAGCGGCAGCTATGACGGACGACACGAAGATCCTTGCCGCAATCGGCACAAACGACGCGGTCGCGCTGACGGATCTGGACGGCATCAAGCACGCGATCAACGTCACGCTCGGCAGCACGTTCGCGTCCACCTCCCGCATCGTCACGAACGACGACGGTCTCAACTGGCTCGACACCCTCAAGGACGAGGACGGTCGCTACCTGTTGTCTCCCGATCCGGCGAACACGATGCAGATGCGTCTCGCTGTCGGCGCCCGCTTCATCCCGATCACGGTGATCCCGAACGCCGATCTGCCGAGCACCGGGGTCAATACCACGGTCAACGGCGAACAGGTCGTGTCCGCGTACAAGTATCCGTTCATTCTCGGCGATCTGAACGAAGGCATCATCAAATTCGACCGTCAGTCTCTTTCGGTGAAAGCGTCCGACACGGCGGTTGTCGGTTCCGGCGACGGTCTGCTGAACGCCTACGAAGAGGATCTCACGCTCCTGCGCGGCATCATGCGCGCGGACTACAAGGTGCGTGACGCTGCCGCGTTCGTCAACGGCTATATCCAGGTGTCCGTAAACCCTTAACGGGCTTGTCGGCGGACGCCGATATTCCGGCAAGTCTTGACCTTTTCGGAAAAACTGCCGATGACCTGCAGGAAGGCGTCGAGGTCGGCGCGAACGGCATCACCGGTACGCTGAAATACGTGACCGGCTACACCGGCTTCTCCGGCAAGACGTCTGAGCGCTCCGGCAACTACCTCGTGCTGCACTGCGCCGCGCCTGCTGCGCCCGACGCGACGATCACGGTTGAGATCGTAGGCGGACACAGCGGACCCGTCACGCTGGATCCGGAGGATAACGTGATCGTGCTGCGCATCGAGAGCAACACCGAGCAGTCGATCCGCGTGATCGCCACGAAGGAAGGCTGTACGCCTGTCACCCGCGAATACTCGCTGACCGGCTTGACGCTGGCGGCGTCTGCGTAAAGGAGGTAGGGCAGTATGCTTTCCCGCATCAAGGAGTTCCTCGGTATCGACTTTGACGACGACGACAATCTGCTGCAGATGATGGAGCAGACTGCCTACTCCTACCTCGACGGTGCGATCGGCAAAGGGTACGACCGCAACGATCCGCGGGCACAGATGCTCCTGCTTCAGATCGTTGCGGATCTGTACAACGCCCGCGGTACCGGGGAGCTGGACGGCAAAGTCTCGTCCGGTACGCGCCGCATGGTCGACAACTTCATGCTGCAGCTGAGATTGGAGCGTGGTCGCAATGGTGTTTAACCAACCGGTCACGCTCGAACGGTTGACAGATGAGGGCGAGCAGTGGGAGCCTTTCTACGACGGTCGCGCCTACGTCAACGCGATCTACGGCTCCGAATACTGGAACGCGCGCGCAGTCGGCGAGGAGGGCACGGTCATTTTTACGCTGCGCTTCTGCCGCCGGCTTGCCGGTATACACGCCGGTGAGACACGCGTGCTGTACCGCGGAGACGTATACGACGTCCGGCAGGTCGACAACCCGCAGTTCGGCAATCGTTATGTCAAACTGAAAGGAGTGCGGCGCTGTGGCAATCAACTGTAATCCGTCTGATTTTGCGGCGAAAGTGGCGGCGGCGCTGCATGATTACAGCGCGTCCGTGCTTCGCACGATCAGCGCGGAAACGGTCACCTGCGGCAAGGACTGTGTGGCGGAGCTCAAACGCACTTCTCCGCGCCGTAAGGGACCGCACGGCGGCGACTACGCGCGAAGCTGGGCGATCGACAAGGAAAGCTCCTCCGGCGGTCTCGTGGTATCGTGCGTGATCCACAACAGGCATCATTATCAACTGACGCATCTGATTGAGAACGGACACGAGACCCGTGACGGCGGGCGTACAAAGCCGCAGCCGCACATCAAACCCGCAGAGGATCGCGTTGTGGCGACCTATCTGCAGCGGGCAAAGGAGGCGATCGAAAAAGGATGACCGACATACAAGCACTCCTGGAGCGCACCGGTGTGAAAGTCAATCCGACGCGCTTCCTCAAACCCGTGCTGCCGCGTATCGTGTGGTTTGAGCACACGGACAACTACGGCGCGGATTTCAGCAGCCCTATCGCGCACCGCGAGATCACGGTCGAGCTCTACGCGGAAAAGATTGATTTACGCGCGGAGCGGCGGATCGCTGCGGAGCTGGACGCGCTCGGTGTTGATTACAGCGTCGAGCGCGTATGGGTCTCGGACGAAAAGCTCCACGAGACCATATACAACTGTGAAATGGAGGAAAAACGGAATTGAAAGTTTCGGTTAAAAAGGACAAAGAGCGCATCCGGCTCGGTTCCGGCAAGCTGTATATCACGGAGGTGCCGCATGATCTGGATACGAAGCTCGCAACGACCGCTTCGACGCTTACCTATTTCGATGCGATGGCGACCGACGCGAACCTGCTCGGTCTGATCTCCGGCGGCGCTGCTTTTGAGTATACCAACAGCACGCAGAAGATTTCGGATGACCTGGAAAAGGTGACGAAGACGACGCTGACCACGGAGGACGCGACGCTGAAATCCGGCATCATGACGTGGAACGGCGAGACGCTCGAAAAGCTGGTCGAAACATGCCGCGTGCAGGACGATCCGATCCTCGGCTACCGGCAGGTCAAAATCGGCGGTCTGGAGAACGCGAACGGCAAGACCTACGCGCTGCTGTTCGTCCATGAGGACAAGGTGGACGGCAACGTCTACACGTTCATCACCGGCAAGAACACCGCCGGTCTGAAGATGGAGTACAAAAAAGACGCCGCAACGGTGATCGACGCCACATTTACGGCGGAGTCGCTCGACAGTACCGGCACGAAAGTCGTGCTGCTGGAGCAGATCCCGACCAGCGGTGTGCTGACGATCACCAGTGCAGAGGGAAGCACCACCGGTAAGACCAAACTGACGGTGAGCGGCAATACGCTCGGCACCGGCGAGAGCTACGTCTATAAGGCTGGCACAGCCGGGTCGCTGTCGATGCCTGGCTACCTCGACGCGGTTAGCACCACCGGGCAGGGTGCGTATACGGCGTGGGACGGCAGTGCAGATATTGCCACGAACAACGGCTACGACATCCTGCTGGTCGTGAAGAACGGCGACAGCAAGGTTGTCAAGGCGGGTATCGTGACCGCCGTCGTCAAGTCGTAAGATTAACATCAGCGGGGAGGGCTTCGCGGCTCTCCCTGTTTTACAAAACTATTAGGGGGTAAATAAAAATGTCTTTTAACTTTAATGCCTACAAAGAGGAAACCTTTGACATTATCGTGGACGTGCCGGAAGAAGACGGCAGCAAGCACGAGAAAGAGTTGCACATCAACACGCCTTCTCTGGACGTTTACGAAGATTTCACTTCCCGTGCAAACAGAGCGGAAGAGGAAACAAACCTTACCGTTCTCCGCAAACTTTGCTGTGACATTCTGAGCATGAACAGGGAAGGTGTAAAATTCACGGAACAGGATGTAGGCGAACTGCCCGGAAACGCCGTTTCGGAATTTGTGACCATGTATTTTACCTGGCTGCAGGAAACGCGCGCCGAAAAAAACTGACGATCCCCTATTACCCGACAGAGGACGATAGGGGGCACAATTACTATCCGTTATCTATTGAAATCAAAACGGTCGCGGAGTACACCGGCTGCGATTTTGACCGCATTGCCGGTATGAATGTCTTTTTGTTTTGGCAGTACCTACGCGACGCGGTGATCTATAACAATATGCGCACACCGGAGGGCAACGAGTACCTCGCGGACTGCGAAAGACTGACGGACACGCAGCCGAACAGAGCAGGGCTGCGCCGCATGAAAGGAGGCTGATCTGTATCAAAGTATCCGGTATTACGATTAAGCTGGGCGCTGACATGAAAGAGGTCGGCTCCGCACTGGGAACCGTTGATAGTAAACTGAAAACAACCGAGACAGAACTCAGGCAGGTACAGGCGCAGTTAAAGTTTGATCCTTCCAATACGGAACTGCTTGCGCAGAAGCAGGAGCTGCTCGGCAAGCGGGTCTCGGACAGCCGTTCCAAGCTGGACACACTGAACCAGATGTTGGAGCAGCATACCGCAAAAATGAAGTCCGCGGATACCGTGACCGAGGAAATGGAGGCGGAGCACCGCGCACTGGTCCGGGAGATTGAAAAGACCAAGAGCCAGATCCAGAATTTCGGTGAACAGTTGGACGATACGTCCCGTAAGGCGCCCGCGCTGGAAAGGATCGGCAACGCTTTCGACCAGTGGCGAGAGAAAAGCGAAAAGGCAAAGGACAAAATGACCGGCATCACCGGTCTCAAAAACGACTATAAGAAACTGCAGGACGCTGTCGAGGCTTGTAAGGAAAAGCATTTTGTGCTGTTCGGTGCGCTGGATAAGGTCAAAGACGGTTTGCACAAGGTCGGCGACGCTGCAAAGAAAGCGGCATCTGTCGGCTTTGACACCCTCAAGACCGGTGCAAAGGCAGCGGGCGCGGCGTTGGCGGCTGTCAGTGCTGCTGCGCTCAAGCTCGGCAAGGACGTCGTGGAAAGCTACGGCGAGCTTGAGCAGAACCTCGGCGGTTCCGAAGCGGTTTTTGGCGAATACGCATCTAAAATCCAGAAGATCGGCGAGGACGCCTACAAAAACCTCGGCGTCACGCAGTCCGAATATCTGGCAACGGCAAACAAAATGGGCGCACTGTTTCAAG